TTAGTGCCCACGTTTTTTTTCTTTGGCTTTTTGTATTTTGATTACTCGTTTGTGCATAGCCAATTCTTCTCGTCTCTGTTTTGAAACTACCAATTGCCCAGACTTGCGGGTAGCATAATCTTTTTTAATAGCCTCTTGCGCAAACGTGGAGATACCGACCTTGCTCGTCTCTTTTGCAGCCTCTCTCTCCAGTCTTTTGGGATTTGACGGACGTACAGGAACTTTTACTTCAATGTTTGCATTTGCTTGACTGATGTATGATAACATTTGCTCATTCACAAAGTTTAATACATCGTAATCATATGGTTCTGATCCAAAAAGATAACGAACTGCTCTCAATTTCCTACCGACTAATTCTTCTAAGACACCGATCCAATATTGACCATCATGATAAACCGTTAGTTTCATATTCAAGTCCCCCTTTGACTGATAATCATAAGCGATGGACATCCCAAGGGGGGAAGGCTACGACACCTAATAATAAGGTGCATCCGGACTACCAGCCGGACCGTGTTTTTTACGCTTGCAATATAATTTTACCAAATGAAAAGCCCATTGTCAAAGTATGGTAAGAGTTTCAGTGTGATGGTGGCTCTAGTTCCGCACATTGATTCCATAAAACACACGTATTGAGCATCATCACGACAACAAAGTAATTAGAATTGAAGGATTGGTAATATGGCACAAAGCTTTTCTAGGCAACTGTATGTTTCCAAGGCCTGGCGAGAGCTGCGCTTCAACTTAATAATTGAGAGCGGCCCGGTTTGTCAGCATTGTAACAAAGTGGTGATTGATACGTCGAAATTAATAGGTCACCACAAAATTGCTCTTTCGCCGAACAACATCACTGATATTAATATCACACTTAATAAAGATAATGTTGAGCTCATTTGCAGTCGATGTCATGATGCTATCCACAAGCGTTACGGATACAATCAGCACAATGTTTATATTGTTTATGGTAGTCCACTATCAGGCAAGAACACGTTACGTTAAAAAAACTCAATCAGGCGAGATCATAATTGGTCAAGAAATGAAGCTTTGTTTAGAGAACCTGATTGATGACCTGCAAGATGCTCAGTATCAATTCGACTTAACAGAGCCACATAAAAGAATTCGCTTCATAGAAAATCACTGTCATCATAGTATCGCGCCGTTTGGGGGTTTGAAATTTTTATTGGCACTTTGGCAACGTGCTCTCGTGGAATGTATCTACGGCTTCAAGATATACGACGAAGAATCTCAGCAATGGATCCGAAGATTCACAGATGTACTTCTTTTGATTGCTCGCAAAAATGGTAAGTCGAGTATGGCCGCTGCCAGTGCGCTTTGTGAATTTTTCGTTGGAGATTTAGGTACCAATGTCATGTGTGCTTCTAATTCCTATGATCAGGCCGCGATCCTTTTTGATGAATGCGCCAATATGCGTGAGCAATCTCCTAGTTTAGTTAAAGTGTCTCGGAAGAATATCCAAGGAATATTCATGGGTGGATTGAAGCAAAAAAGTAAGCGTGGTAAATTCTCACGGCAGAACAAAGAAAATCCTAACCTAATGGTCAGCAAAAAGCGGTCGTACCTGTAAGGCATCATCGAAGAGGCTAAAACAGAGACGGCAACTCGGACGTACATGCTGAGCAAGGACTTTAATTTTAAGCAAAACTCAGCTACAGCGTGGCTCACTGATGCCGACATAATAAACACAGCAACATTCGTTCCGGAGAAGTTCAAAGGGAAGTATTACATATCGGCCTTGGATTTTGCAGAGACCACAGATCTGTGCAATGCCAAGGCTTTATTTTATGAGCATGAATCAGGGCAGACTTACACACTTACGATGTACTTTATCCCCTCGAGCAAAGCTGATGCCATGCTCGAGGATGACAACAAACTAAACCCTGAGAAGAAGGATTACAGAAAGTGGGCAAGGGAAGGGCTGGTGACCATTTGCCAGGGGATGAAGTGAATCCAGTCCTTGTTGTGAAGTGGTTTTACTCACTGTATGAAAATTACAAGATGACGCCGTATATGTGCGGATTCGATAACTGGCATAGCACTGGCTTTAAAAATTCATTCGTCGAACATTTTGGTGAAGGAATACTTGAGCGCATCAATATGGACTTCTCTAGCCTGTCAAATCCTATGCGACTTTTGGAATCAGCATTGAAGAACAAGACGCTCATCTATAACAACAACCCAATCGATATCTGGAACTTGCGTAACGTGTCCATCAAGATGGACGCCACTGGGCGCATCATGCAGATCAAAAAATATGGTCAATCAAAGAATCGTATTGGTGGTGCGCTAGGATTTGTCATTGCTTTAGCGGTGTATAGCCAGTATAAAAGTGAGTTCATGGCAAGGGGAATCGTGGTAGTAAACTATTTCAAAGGCATACTGGACCGCTATAATCAGCAAGAAAGCTATAAGCAATTCAATTCTATACTGAATGGTGGTCGTGTTATTTTTTCAGCGATTAATGAGGATACCTACTTTTCTGACTTTCAGACCTGACCTCGAAGCGGCCTTTGGGTACGATTGAAATGAAGTAGGATGGATGTAGATAGTAAAGGAGAAAAAAACTATATGTCGAATTATAAACATCGTAGTTTATTGCATTATAATGAATTTTTAAAATTCGCATATTCACAGTATTAAAAAAGCCTCACAGGGAGCAAATGATAATGAACAGGACTTTCATCATTGTTATATATTCTATTTTATTATTAGTCTTAATTCCATCGATATGTATGAGTATGGAACTTACTCTTTCTGAGCAAGCCTACCTCCAAAAGTTAGGAAAAGTTACAGTAGGAGTTGATCCTGACTGGGTACCTTTTGAGAGAATTAATGAAAAAGGAGAATATGAAGGAATTGCTGCTGATCTTTTAGCACTTATCTCGGCTCGAACTGGAATTCAGTTTGAGCTTGTACAGACAAAATCGTGGGATGAGAGCCTGGAAGCCTCTAAAACGGGAAAAGTCATGATTCTTAGTTTTCTCAATCAAACACCCGAACGTGAAAAATGGCTTATTTTCACAGATCCAACCTTTACCGATAATAATGTATTCATAACCCGGGAAGAACACCCATTTATTGCTAATTTAGATTATTTTTCAAATGAAACAATTGTATTTCCTGTTGGAACCGCCATGGAAGAACTCATTAGAAAAAAATATCCCAATCTCAAAATAATGATCGAAGATACCGAAAAAGAAGCACTGAAAATGGTGTCAGATAGGAAAGCAGACATGACGATGCGATCCCTCATCATTGCTGCCTACACAATCAAAAAAGAGGGGCTATTCAATCTTAAGATTGCAGGGCAACTTCCAGATTACACTAACCAACTTCGAATCGGAATTGTAAAAGAGGATCCAATACTTAGGGATATTCTAAATAAAGGTATCAATACAATTACTCCCCACGAGAGATGGCAAATTATTAATAAGCACGTCTCGATTAATGCACAGACAGTCGTGGATTATACTTTAGTGTTCAATATTATTACAGCGTTTAGCATTTTAGGAATCATAGGATTTTATTGGAGTTATCAATTAAAAAAATACAATAAAGATCTTGTCAAAATTTCAGAAACTGATACGTTAACTGGTCTTTCAAATCGTACAAAGCTCAATTCGCAATTTTGCATAGAATTTGATCGTGGGAAGCGATATAATCATCCCTTTTCTATCATTATATTTGATATTGATAATTTTAAAAAAGTTAATGATGACTTTGGTCACCTCATGGGGGATAAAATCCTTATAGACCTTGCGCAAATTGCAAAAAATAATATTCGATCGGTGGATACTCTAGGAAGATGGGGCGGTGAAGAATTTCTAGTGCTTTGTCCTGCAACAACAATTCACGAAGCACTATTGTTGGCTGATAGAATACGAAATGCGATCAAAATACACGCTTTTGCGAGCAAGAGAGAGCAGACTATCAGTGCTGGTGTTGCTATGCTAATGAATAATGATAGCATTGATTCTCTTTTACATCGAGCTGATACATCTCTCTATCAAGCCAAAGGAAGCGGGAAGAATCGAGTCTGTTCACTTCAATGAACCTATTAAATTAATATTAATCAGTTCTGATGCCTAATAGGAGTTATTTTAGATAGCCAGAGAAAACGCCCATTCTAAGAAGAGTGGGCGTTTTCCTATTCGGTTTTACTTTTAAGAGTAATTCTTGATTTATTACAATTGGGAAGAACTGAGATAACATTTTATGGCAAGGGGGTGAAAAGTTGATCGTAAATTATTTCAAAGGCATACTTGACTGCTATAATCAACAAAGGAATTACAAAATACTAACTTCCTTGCTCAATGACGGACGTGCTGTATTCTCGGCATTTGGTGAGGACGTTTACCTATCCGACTTCGTGAACAACTGCATTGACTGCATCGCAACTGAGATCTGCAAAATTGATATTGTATCTGTAGTACAAAAGCCTGGAAGTATTCGTCAGCAAAATGATGATATTACCAGGCTTTTCTAGATTTAAACCAAATCCGCTGCAGACAACAAAGGACTTCCTGGCATGCTGTGAATGGCTCAGGCGCAAGGACTGCAACTGTTTTATCTATCCACAATACGATATTGTGACGGACGTAATGGGTAATCAGTACCGTAAATACACAGCGTTTTACCCTCTGAATCCGACTCGGATTGAGATTGGGACTGATGGTAATAACGTATGGGAAATAAAGTTTTACTGGCGCGATGGCTCGGTTGATATACTGCCTTATCCTGATGTAATTCACCTCAAATGGCGGAGCGGCAAGAATACAATTGTCGGTGGTGGCAATGACTATGGTAATCCTGATACCAAAAACCTGCTAGATTCTATTAAGGTACTTGATCAGGTATTGCAGGGATTGCCGAAAAGTATTGAAGCCAGCCTAAAGATTACTGGACTATATACTGCCAAAACATTGATCGATTCTGACAAAATCAAGGCGGCCAGGGATAAATTTGAAGAACATATATTTACCAGTAAGATGACATTTTTGGCTTTGAGTCATTCGATGAAGGGGACAGACGTCTACAGTCGCTCAACTTTGTTGCGACTTCTATCATTGATAATTATCAATTGAACAGTGCAGGGGCTACTAAAAAGGAAGGTGATAACATTGATAACCAAGGACAGGCAGTATAGAAATTTTAACTTTGAGTTAAGAGAAAAAACCGCAGATGGTAAAATGCCAGTTAGCGGTAATCCTGTTGTGTTTAATCGGGAAACTGTGATTTGGGAATATGACGGAGTGCAGTACAAGGAAATTATCAGCGCTGGTGCTCTTGATAGTACAGATATGACAGACGTTGTTTTAAATATTGACCACATGGGTAAACCAGCGGCTAAAACAAAAAATAGCATATTGAAATTAGACTTACGCTCTGATGGATTATATATTGATGCCGATCTAAGTAAAAATGCTACAGGCCGAGAATTGTATGAGGACATACAAAATGATTTTTATGACAAAACGTCTTTTTCGTTTGTGGTTAGCAAAGATAGTTATAATCAAGAAACCCATACCCGTACAATACTTAACCTGAATTATTCATGTAAACCATAAAATCTGGCGCAATGCCAATAAAATCAAGCATCACAAAGAATATCTCCTTTCACCCAATAGGTGAAGATAAAAAAAAGATATAAAAAGAGTCTCAACTTTGTCAAAATGTATTCGACCAAAAACACAAACAACAAAGGAGAGACTCCAATGTCTAGTTTAGCGAATTTACATTTACAAAGCAATACTAATACTAAAATTAATTGTAGCGGTGGCAATTTGTCTTCTGATGCAGGACTGTTACTTATTCATAAATTTATCGATAAATTGGGTTTGCAATCCTTGCTTCAGAAGTGTTTTAAAACTACCGATAAAGCCAATCGTCAACATCTCGACCATGAAATCTTACTGCGAAAAATCTATCAGATCTGTGCTGGTTATTTTACCGATGATGTATCGGATGAACTTTCAATAGATCCTGTTCTCACCACTTGCCTAGAGAAAAAGCGTCTTGCTTCTCAGCCTACCATCTCACGCTTTGGATCTCGTCTGGACGAAATAACACTGGAGCAACTTCATAAAATCACCTGTTCTTTACGCAAACGAGTTTATTCTATGATTCCTCCACAAAGAGTTCTTTTAGACCTAGATTCAACACTTCTTCCAACCTACGGAAAACAAGAAGGGGAAGCGTTCAATTACCACTACTCAGCACACGGCTATCATCCATTGGTTTGTTATGATGGTTTAACTGGTGATCTGCTAAAAATTGAGATTCGTAAGGGCAGTACCTATTCATCAACGGGGGTAGTGCAGTTTTTACAACCTCTTCTTGATGAATATCTTATCCAGTATTCAGATACCCAACTGTTTCTCCGCGGTGATAGTGGTTTTGCTACGCCAGAACTTTACAAACAGGCAGAATCCAATGGTTGTTCTTATGCGATACAACTTAAGGATAATCCCTTGCTTCGGGAAAACGCCTTCCATTTGGAAGAGGAAGTAACAGCAATGGCAGCTATCCATCCAGAAAAGTTTATCGCTCTTTATGGAGAATTTTCATATCAGGCAAAAAGTTGGGATTATTCTAGACGCGTTATCTGCAAAATAGAAAAACGTCTAGGGGAACTGTTTGTTCGCCATACATTCATCGTAACCAATATAGAATTGTCGCCACAGGAGTTAATAAAATTCTACTGTAATCGCGGTCGAATGGAAAATTTCATTAAAGAATCTAAAAATGAATTTGGGTTTTCTACGATGAGCAGTCACTCTATACTCGTTAAGGAAAATCGCTTACAGATTTGCATGCTGGCCTACAATCTTTTTAACTGGTTCCGCCGTTTATGTCTGCCAGGAAAAATGAAAGCATTCAGTGCAGATACAATTCGCCTGAAACTATTAAAAATTGCAGGAAAACTTGTAAAATCGGCTAGAAACATTACGTTTAAGCTTTGTAGTAGCTGTCCATATATTCGTGAATTTTATGAAACGTTCGCAAATATTGGGAGGCTAACTCCAAAGTTGGAATAG